AAGATGCTGCGTAACCGTACATCGACATGGTGAGTGAAACCGTGGTGGGGTTTTCAACACTAACCAAGCCCTGGTCTTGACGGAAGATTTCGTAAGCGTTGGCATTGAAAATGACCATGGTCTTAGCGGCGAAATTCTTGTCAACGATGATCTGCAAGCCCAACGGGTTTGAACCTTGCCATGAAGTTGCGTCACCCTTACCGATGGTGTTGAAACCGTTCAAGCCACCGCCCGTGTAACCAAAAATCGGTCGGTTCGTTGAGTCGACAAGCTGCATCATCAAGCCCCAGGTGGCGGGGTCAACAGCGATATGGGTTGGCAAGTAGTTCGTGGCGGCAACCGTGGTGACTGCGCAATCGTAGATTGACTTCAGCAAGTCGGTAACTGACAAGTCCCAAACACCATCGCTGGTTGCGCTTGACACAAGGGTGTCACATGCGTAGTTGTCGATAGCGAGAAGGTACTGGCCTGCGAGGTCTTGCATGATGATTGCCATGGCGGCGGGGTCACTGAACGCAACCGTCTGGTATGACAACGTCGTGCTACCGGCGAAAGTTTTTTTGGTAACGGTGTTAGCAGCGATCACGCTGGTGGTTGCCGATACTGCGTCAAACTGTGCCGATTGTTCTGCGACTGACGGGTGGGTTGTCCAAGTCGGGCGAATGAAAGTAGCGCCTGCGCCACCGCCTGGCATTGCACGAGTACCGACTGCGGTAAGCAACGGCGAAATGTAGTTAATGTCAGCAAACACTGGGCCGAGAATTGGCACGGGAATTACACCAGGAACATTGGAAGTTGCAACATCACCAGCGGCAGCTGCGATATCTGACTGGTGGTAACTGCGGTAATCGTTCCAAACCTTCTGTGCGTTAGCGGCTTCAACGCCACCCTTGTGCATTGCGGCCACGAATTCTGCAGCGTTCGGCAAGCGTGGTTCACGCTTTGCCTGAGCAAAAATTGGTGCCGTGGGAATTACGACTTCTTCAACAACTGCGGGGCTGTTTTCCATTTTTGGTTCTTCCTTTTGTTCTTCGACTTGTGGCGCTTCCGCCGCTACTTGACTGATAGTACTACCCTTAAATGCGGCTGTGGGGACAAGGCTGATCTCTAGCCAGTCAGCGGCTAAAACGGTCATGTTTCCGTCGCTGTCATAACTGAATTCTGTGGGGTTGACACCTACGGACAGCTCCATAACCCCATCGGCGGCTAACACCAGGGCTTCATTGCCTAAATCTGTTGCGCTAATTTTCATGGCCAGCAACATTTCTGTGCCGGTGTCGACTCTTTCAGTTACGAGACCAACAGGCATGCTTGAGTTGTGGTACATGAATACACGGGGCTGGCGCCCGTCAACGGGCAATGAACCTGGTGCAAATGACACCGTAGTGCCATCAGAAACAGTCGCAAAAGTGTTGTATTGAACAGCCACACCAGTGATGGTGCGACGTGGCAAACCGTCTGGGCCTGCGGCTTCAACAGCAAAAGTGTTGGCGTTAAAAGTAATCATTAGGCGAGTTCCTCTTGTGTGTTTTCTTGTGGTTCTGGTGTTTCTGTCATTGGTTCCATAACAGACATTTCTTCTTTTTCTGTTTCTAGGAAGTCGTCGGTATCCCAACAAACATACGTGCCACGGGGCAACTGTTGTGACAATGCGGCCACGATTGCTTCGGCGTACATTGACAGGCCGAAAGTCCATAGGTCAGATTTGGCGCCAGCACTGTTTGTGTATGCGTATGAACCTGTTGAAATACCCAATAAATACGGGGGTACATTGCACAAATTGGCGATTTCTTTACTTTGATATTCGGCGGCGTCGATCAACAACATTTTGTCGGGTGTCGCAGTTGTTTCTGTGTACGTCAAAAATTCGTTAAGTGCAGCTGTCTGATTGGTGGCCCGTGCCTGGTTAAACGATTCAGCAAGTGCGGCAAGTTCGGAACCTGACAACGGTTCACCACCAGTTTGTTTCAGTACACCGGCAGGAATGGCACTAGAACTATTGCGCAACCGTGCTTCTTCAAGTTTTAGTGATGTTGCAATGGTTGTTTCTGACATATACAACATGCCTTGTGTTGGGCTGAAGATTTGCACAACATCTTTGGGGTCAATGGCGCCACCGTTAAAAAAGATTTCTTTGGACTTACCAAACCACACGGGCGGGTTTGCGTCGGGCGTCGTAATTGAACCCTGGGGCAAACGGGTGGCGCTGGCCATGTAACCGTCTTTGGTGCGACTGGTGATGTAGAGCATGCTTCGACCGAAGAAAAAAAGGTCGTCAAAAACCCATGGCCACAAAAAGTTGTTTGGCATTTCGGGGTCTAGTTGGCGTAGCCAGGAACGGGGCGCCAACGGCACTTCTTCCATTTCGCCTTCTTCTTCATTCCATGTTTCCGTATACATCTTCAGTTTCATGCTGGCCAACACTGACGCCATCAGGTCACGGGAACGGGAAATGGCAGGCACGGACATGGCACGGTTGCGCATAACGCCAGCCTGGTAAGACCACCAATCACCAATCAGGTTTGGGCCTGCGACTTGTGAAGAATAGTAAGCACCACCAACTGCAGCTGCTTGCACAGTCGGTTCAGGTTGAGGCGAAATCTGCGCCTTATTCACTTTGTTAGTGCTAAATAATCCCATGGTGTTTTCCTATCGGGGGTGTCCCTGCCCTGCCCGACGCAGGACAGGGACTACTGAAACATTAGCGTGGTAGGGCTTTACGGTGTCGTAGATACAGCAAACATGGGTTTGCCAACAACCTTTGGTCGTGATGATTCGGCTATCGCCCACGCCATGCACCGGCACAGTTCAATTGGGCCTGGCGATTTCTGAGAACTGAGAACGACACCGCCACCAGTTTTAGTAAGCACTGCACGGTTGACATGTTCAGCCAAAGCCAGTTCGCCACGGTGCCTGACTTTGCCTTCAACGATCATTTTTTGAATCAAGCCCGAATACTTCAACAGTTCGCCGTAACCAATGACGCTACTTCGACGTTCCAAACTTGTCGGCAAATGCAAATGCAGGGCTGGCGTGATCACCAGACGGGTGGCTGTGTCTGCCATGACCCGTTCAACTTCTTCCCACATAGCGTCTTCGGTGTCCACCATAAATTCGACACAGACATGCGCTTTGGACTCAAACACGCTCGACCGGACACCCACATAACGCCCGTCAGTTAGGTCAGTGTCAACTGCTAAGACGCCACCAGGTGGCATTGGTATATCGGTTTTTTGTTTGTCCCACACGCCTGGCTGAAGCCAGCAACCACGGGCCGAAATCCACATATTTAAATGTGCGCGCAGGAAACTTTCCTTTTTGGATACAGCCCTAAGCGCTTCAACTGTCACTGTCTGACCCATCGCAGGGTTCGCCATAACCCAGTTGCTTTCTAATCGGGGGTCACTGCCAGGCTTCATGCTGTATTCGGCAAAATACAAACTGCCAGTTGTGCCGGTATCTATCTCGCTAATGGCCTGTTCTCTAAACTGAATCATGGCGGCGCTTGACTCATCGCCAGCAGTTGACCACATAGACAACAACGGATTATTTCTAGCGATCTGACTGGGGCGTAACGCTTCATCAACCACAGCCGCCGAAATGTTCCACAATTCGTCAATGACGATCAGGTCATAAGACCCACCGTGCAGGTTTGGTGTAGCAGCTCTAACTTCCCACGTAGAACCATCAGGCATTTTGATTGACTTACGACCCATAGCGTTTGCCGCTTTGCCTCCAAATTTGTCCACAAGGATTGGGGCAATAAACCCAAATATGGCTTCAGCACGATCAAGTTTGTTAGCCACCGAAAGCACCGCCTGCGGCTTGCCACGCATAGCGGCCAGGTCAGTAATCCACCAACCAATCAACGCTTGCAACGCAACCGACTTACCTTGCTGACGTGCAGTCGACACCAACGCTTCACGAAACTGCAGATTGCCTGAACCGTCATGGCACAGTTGGCCGTTCAATACATGGCGTTGCCAATCCATCAAACTTAAAGACATGTGATCAGTAGCCCATTGGGAAATCCCCTCCCCAAAACTGTGCTGATTCAAACCGACCGTTTCAAGTCTGGGCAAATGCTGTTGAACCACGGCTAGTTCGGGCTGGTTACCGCCAGTTTCCCCCAAAATGTTTTTGTCG